TTTAGTTGGCAATGAAGTAAATCCAAGAACGATTGGTACAAGTAGTCCAAGACGTATTGCGCAACTTAAAGACTTATATCCAAACGCAGAAATAATTCCTATTCGTGGCAATCTTGATACGCGTATTGATAAAGTGGACAATGGAGAGTATGACGCAATATGTGTGGCAAAGGCAGGACTTGATGCAGTGTTACGTAGTCATAGAGCAAGCAGGATATTTGGAACTGCTGATATGATGCCTGCTCCAGGACAAGGAGTTATTGCTTTACAAATGAGAAGTGATAATCGTATGAAAGGTGCTTTATCAAATATGAATCATTGGAATACTTGGTATATGGCAATGGCAGAAAAGTATATGCTTAAAGAGATAGACGGAAATTGTCAAACACCAGTAGGTAGTGTTTCTGTTTACGATGGAGACAACATAAAGATTATCGCAAAGAATTTTGAAACAAATAAGATAGCGGTTCAGTCTGCACCTTATAAAGAATACAAGGAACTAGGACAAATGCTTGGTTCACAATTAATATGAAACCAGAAACAAAACAAATCCACAAGGAAACATCCTTTCAAATAGCCACCGGATTGGCAATCAATTATCCTCTCAACCTCATTCTACTTTATATCTATATAGAACATCTAGGTATAACTGAGCCTGTCATATTGGGCACTCTAGTGACTCTAGTAATGACTATTGTTGCATATACACGTATCTTTTTAATCCGATCATACTTCTCAAGAAAATAATTCATTTATTCTCATAAAACTATTGACATTCATTATGATATAGATTATAATTGTTGTATATTAAATAAAAGGAGTATTATGAATTTACAACAAGAATCAGATATCGTAGAACAGATACATACTGACGTTCTTAAACAGGATGAAGATGGTCTTTTAGAAAACGACATTATGGATGTTGTCATTGAAACAGGTTTACACGCTGATGATGACAGAGATGAAATATTAATGCAGATAGTTGAAGAGAGGTTTGAAGCTTTATGTTAGATTTAAGTTATATAGAAGTTAATGCAGATACCTGTAAATATAAGAAAGACGGTTTAACATATACCGCTATCATCAAGGAAGTAACTCCTTATCATTTATCAGTAAAGCCAATTAGTGCTGTAAACTATCAAGATGGAACTTATCTAACTAACATGGATACTGATTTCATTGGTGAGAATTTTTCATCAGAATGTTATGATGTTATTGAATTAGAAATTTGGATGGACGGAAGAGGATGTGATAACTCTGCTATCGGTGTTTCAGGTTGTTATGAACCTTGGAGAAACTGCGCTGCATAAAAAAGGCAACCCTTGAGTTGCCAATTCTACTTACCATCCGCTTTTGATTTTCGTATCAAAGTAATACTGTTTACATTCACGAACAGTTTCTGAAATTTCTTGTTCTACTTCTATTTTGCATTTCTTATTCAATTCAATCGTGTTATTCGTTGCACTGATAGTTCCTACGGCAAGAATAACCCAAAATACAATAGTCATGATTTACATTCTCCAAGAGATAAAAAAAGGCAACCCCGAAGGGTTGCCCAAAGTGGTTTAGTTGAACTAAACTCTTTTTATTATAACGAGACTTAGAATAAGTTAGAGATTGTAACTTTTCTGTAGTACTTGTTAGTGTCAGCAGTAATAGCGCCGAGTCCTTGAGTTGCACCTTGTGCAAAAGGATTCGCAACCATACCATAACGGGTTTTGAAACCAATTTTTGGTTGGAAGCTATTCTCACCAACCGCACGAACCATTTGTAATGGAACGTATGGGCAGTAGAATAAACCTGCATCAAATGCAGATGAACCTTTATAACCAACTACTAAGTAGTTAGCACCTGCGAAAGGATCAACGTATACTCTGAAACGTCCGTTAAGAACACCAGCAAAAGTATTGCCTGTGTCATCAACTTCTAGAGTATTGCTGTTCAAAGCAGGAGTGTAGTCAAGTACACCAGCCATTTGTAAAGCAGATGCTACGTCAGAAGAACAAATAACAACGTTACCTTTTCCTCTACGAGTTGCTTTAGCAATAGCATTAGCTTCTTGTTCGATTTGGAACATTAAGCCTTTGAACTTCTCTACAGACCAACGACCATTTGCGTCAACGTCAAGGTCAAAAGTACCTGGAGTTGCAGCAGCAGCAGCACCGACAACAGCTGTATCATAAATTGTTCTAACAACTTCACGGTTGATTTCAGTTAAGATTTCAGTTTGAAGAATGTTAGCCAATTCAGTTTCAGCGTCAAGTCCGTGAACAGCTTTAAGGTCCTGAGCAAGCTCAGTAGTATATTCTGCTTTTAGAGCACGTGTTTTAGCAGCAACAGTTACTTTCTCGATTGAGAAGGCCATTTCTGCATAGTTAGTACCGTTACCGTCGCCTAAGGCTTCAGCTTCAGTTGTTCCCATACCTGTACCAGTAGTGACAGCGCCACCAGGTAAAGTATTTGCGTGAGTACCGTCACCAGAGAAGTCAGTGTCAGCTTCGTTGAATAATGCATCAGCACCACCCTGTGAAGCATACTTAGCACGCATTGCGAAGATAAGTCCTGTAGGACCAGTCATAGGCTGAACGCCACAGATATCGTAAGCAATCATGTTAGGTACAGCACGTCTTACCAATGAGATAAGAATTGGATCGTAACCAGCAGTAGGACCGCCTGCAGTAGAAGCACCACCAAATCCGCCAGTTCCGGCATCGTTAGCGTGAGTTTCTGACAACAATGAAGTCATGTTTGCTGATAGGTCACCAGTTTCTTGAAGAGCACGTTCTGTGTTTTCAAGAATTGTAGCAGTTACTGCACGTCTGTGATTATCAGTAATTGGTGAAAAAGAATCGTGCGCTAAGATAGGCTCCCACTTTTCCACTAGTCTTGTATAGTTATCCATTTTGGATCTCCTTTATTTAAAATTAAAATTTAATTTAAAAACCAAATTAATTATTCTAATTACTTCTTAGTGTTGAAAGCTTCAACTAGAGCATTAATAGAGGTGTAATCAGAAGTTGGTTTAGATACTTCCTGTTCCTCTAGAATAATTTCATCATTCTCTTCCTGGACGTCATGTGATTCCACAATCTGCTTATCACTGAAGAATGATTCCTTGATTACTGAAAGATTCTCTGCGTATGCATCGATATCTTCAACGTCAAGCTTTTCAGACAATACTTTCAAACGTTCTACCTGATTAACAGATAGTCCTTCTGAAATTTCGTCAAATTTTTGTTCTGCTTTGAAAGTGGCAATTTCTTTTTGTAATTCGATATTCTCGTTTACAAGATCATTGGCTTTCCCTTCCAACTCAGCTACATTTGTTTCTAAGTTTCCGACAACATCAACAGTTTCTTCTGAAACGCTAACGTTATGTTCTACGAATAAGTTCTTAAGACCTGACATTAATGATTCCGCCATCTCAACCTTAATTCCAGATTCGATTGCGATTTCATTCTCAGACATCCATTCAGATACAACGTAATCTAAATACTTATCAACGTTTTCAGTAACAGTATCTAATTTCTCAGTAACTGCTTCTTCAAGTGATTCGTCTAAAGACTTAGTTAATTCTTCGCGAATTGTCTCAGTTCTTTTGTTTACTTCTTCGTTTAATGCGGCTTCAAATACAAGACTGATCTTGCCTTTGAATTCCTCTGATAGATTTTCGCCTTCAATGATTGACTCAATTGAAGATTCTACAACTACTTCTTCTACAGTTTCAGCTTCAACTTCTTCTGCAGTAGGAACAGGCTTACCAGCATCGCCTTGACCAGGAATTACTTTCTTGGGCTCAACAGCGCCTTTAGGCTCGTCAGTAGTGGTCTTCTTCAGTTTGTCCTTTTTACCTTCTCCACCTTCAGGTGTTACAGCAGCAGGTACTTCTGAGATACCATCGTCGGAAACGAATTTTTCTTCTACGTTTTCCATTTATTTTCTCCTTTAAATTTGTTTTTAACTTACAAATATGTTTATAATAAACTTTACTTTATTTATTTATAAAAATTTAGTTTCTCAAAGATTGGACGAATGTTTTAAACATTCTTGTTGCCGTCTCTTCATCAATAGTTCTTACCACGCGATTGATTTTTTTCTCAACTTCTTCCTGGATATTTTCGATAGCTTGTTGAGCTCTCCAATTTCCTGAAGCAATATCGTAGTAATACTCTACGTTCTCCATGATACCATTTACGAACGCATTTGGTGCTGAAGGGTCAGTAACAATATCAACAGTAGAAAGATGAAAATCCTTTTGGACTTCCATAACTCCATCTCTACCTGCCTTGACCGAACCAAGACCGCGAGTCGAAACCCCGATCTTTACTCCTTCGTCTAATAGGCTCTTGACGATTTCCCCCATAGGTGTTGATAAGATTTTGGCCTTACCATAAAAATCGTTGCCGTCGCGTCTCATCTCAGTAATAAGATGGGAAACCCGATCCCCATTGATCTGCGGACCATCAGGGTGACCTAGTTCTCCAAGTGCACGCTTTGTTTCAATAAACTCTTTTTGATAACGACCCATTTCGGTCTCAAGCGTTTTACTTGGATAAATTCTTCCATTGCGATTTTTAATATCGCCTTGCATAAAGATACCTTCAATAAAGTAATTCTTTTTACCGTCGTCTTTAGCTTCGGTAATTACTTCTACGGAATGATCTGTGTATTCTGTAATTAAATTCATGATAAGTTCTCCTTAGCAAAATCAAGGATTTCGGCAAAGCCTGCTTCATCAGCAACCATAACGCCATACATATCCTGTGAATTCGTTTCTGTTAATTCGTCAAACATTCTGTTTAATAAATCAGCATCTTCTTCTGATATTTCAACTGAAGTTTTATTTTGTAGTTCAAATGATCCTGCTTCAATTGATTCGCCGTAACCTGCACGAGCAAGAATCTTTGCTGCTCCAAGAGGTCGACCATTTACCATTGAATCGCCTTTAGCATAAGCATACAATGATTTAACATTTGAGAATACTTCTGCTAATTTGTTTTGCCACCATTCTTCAGGATCTTGTCCTTCTCCAAGGTACTCTTCAATTTCTTGCGAAGCGTAACAAATAAAGTTTAGCTGTTTCATCATCATTGGAACTTCTTGCTGGGGACTCTCAAGCAATTCTTCCTCTGTTGAAACTTTACTTAACATTTCTTTAAATGTCATTGATAGAGTTTTGCCATTACTGTCTTTGATAGTAACTTGCGTTGGAGACGCCTTTGGCTTTTTAATTGGCTTTGCTTCAGGTTCTAAAGAATCCTTATTATCTCCTGCATCAACTTTGTCTTCTTTAGTTTCTGCTTTCTTAACAGGTTTCTTTTCTGCTTTTAAAGTATCGTCTGAACAACCACCTTCTTTGATATGATAGCCTTTACCGTCACAATGGTCACAACCTTTGCCTTCACACTTAGGACAGGTTACTTTTTCTTCCATTGATTCTTCGTCATCTTTCTTGTCGTCATTCTTCTTTTTATTAACACCAAGAATTTCTGTGATTGACTTTTTAAGAATATTAGAATCTTCAGCAACAGGTTTACCTTCTCCTGTACCACGTTGAGGTAAAGTATTGTCTACTTTAGTTTTATAAGCTTTGTCGTAATCAGCTTCAGCGTTGTCATTATCAGCAGGCCGTTTACCGTCCGTGAGGCCAGGTATTTCACCAGTAAAGACGTGATCAGGAGCAACAGGATGAGGAATTACCTCAATTGTATGTTGGTCCTTAAAGCGTCTTTCCTCAGGTGCCTGTGGCTGGGCAACTTCTGAAACTAGATCTTTAAAATTTTTCATGTTTAGTCCCTAATTTAATTTACTCTATACTTTATTTATATCTTAAAAGGCATCGTCTTCAGCATGACCACCTTGCGCCATTTCGTCAGCAATCTGGTCTTCCATCGTTTGCTGCTGTTCTTCTGTCATTTGAAGTACATTAGCAGTAATCCACTGATGAGAGAAATACTTACCTGTATAATCAGATATGTCTCTAAGAGTATTTAATCGTTCTCTCAAAATTTCAGTTTCTTTCAATTCCTCAAAATAATTATCCTTAACAAAGTCGTAACGAATATCATTTCTAATTTCGTTAAACTCTTCAGGCGTTAAAATACCTTTGAGTACTAACTGCTTTTCTAATACAGCACTAAATATCCAAGAAAAGCGAGTACGAATTCTTCTAATAAATTTACCAAACTTCAGTTCATCTCGAGTAATCTCAGATGTTCTACCAAAGGTTGCCATGGCTTCTGGTTCTAAACGTGATAATGGAACCTTCAACGATTTAAATAACTTACGTTGAAAGTATTCCATATTTTCGTTCGTGCTCAGTCCTGGTGCGTTACCGCCGGCTAATGTATCAACTTCTGTTGACCTTTCACCACCACGACGAGGGAACCAAAAATCCTCTGTCATTGTTAACATCTTACGAGAATCAGTAATCTGTCCTGAATCTGAATTATACTGTAACTTATTCTTATGTCGAGCCATCATATCTCTAAGATACTGCTCTGCCTTATTCTTAGGCAAGTTACCTACATCAATATAAAAAATTCTTCTTTCTGGTGCTCTTGTTAACGTATAAATTACAACAGCATCTTCTAACATTCTCAACTGATTTAAAGCTTTACTTGCCGGATGTAAATGAGATAGTACTAAACTATTATTCTCATTCATCAATCCTGATGTTACTCTGGCAATTGCATCTTTAGCAACTTTAATTCCAGATGTACTACTTGACGGCGAACTTCCTCCACCGCTTGTACTATTCTGAAAACCACTTTCTGAGTACATATAATACTCATTCTTAACTTTCTTAACAGGTATTCCTGAATGTTTATCTTTACCTTTCTTATCAACTTCTCGTATTAACTTTAACTTACGAGGGTCAACATATCTTAATTCGAGTACACCCTTCTTCACATCTTCAGGATCAATTATAATATGATAATTCAATCTACCGTCTACATAGAACTTGCTAAACATATCATAAGCATTATTTGTAAAATCAAACAATGCAAGAATAGAATCAAACTCTTTAATAATAGACTTCTTAACTTTGTCTGATAATTCTGTTTCGCCTAATGCTATATCAACAACTCTATCATTTGTGTCAACACTAATGGCTTCGTTAACTATATCATCAACAGCCTGATTAATCTCAGGTTGCATTGCCATTGAACGATATTTAGTAATAAGGTCGGATTCTGTTTTAGCAGACCCTTCCATATCTAATATCGTATTATAAAATCCACCAAGCGCATTACCAACGGTAATCGCTCCATCATCGTTAGAGGGTTCTGCGAAACTGACTGGTAAGCTAGTCTCCTCTTCTGCCCTCTTTATGTCAAAGCCAAAAATTTTCAAAATATCATCCTATATTAATTATGTAGTTGGAATTCCAGTGTTTCCTTCTACTTTCCACAAATCGTAAGCAAAGGTTACACCGAATTCNTGGATNTGATCGTTAGTTGACCAATCCATTGCGATCTGATCTGTAGTTGTTGGGTATAAACCTTCAAATACATATGTACGTAAGGCATCCCCGTTTTTACTATATTGCGTTATTAGCGCGTTTGATTTATAATCTTGAGGTAATGCTCTTGTGTTACTATCATGAGAGTTGATTGCATTCAACCAAGCCTCAATTGAGTTACGAACTAAGAAATCCTCATCGTTGATAATTGATACTGTCCAATCTGCAAATTGTCTGTCTCCGGCGTAATTAATCTGTCTTCCAAAATATGGAACAGTGAACGAACCTACCGTAGAGGCAGGCAGTCCAGCTGTCTTAATCATGAAAGGTGATTTAAAGTCTGCGCTCGGGTCAACAGGGTTTAGGATTTGCACTTGGAATAGATTAGCTCGAGCACCACCACCAGTTAACTGGGATTTGAACTCATTTATGTTAAACGCCATTCTTATTCTCCTTTATTTAAAAATTATTTATACTGTTAGAGCGAACCAACAATTTCTTCAAACTCAACACCAGATCTTGTAGCAACAAAGGTTAACTCAATCACATTGATTGAACGTGCAGGCTTAATAAAGATATTAGCTCTGAACTTACCTGAGTCAATTACTGACGGTGTATTTACCGTTTCATCAGATACTACTCTGAAATCAACAATACCTCTTTTACCTTGAATGTCTCTTAAGAATGGTTCTACAATTCCTTTAAATTGAGCTTGAGTAAACTCGTCGTTCAATTCGAAGAGGAATGATTCCGCGGCGTTAGCAATTGCCTTCTCTACAGCAATAAACAATCTTCGTACGTTTAAACTATCAAACGCGCTGTTTTGACCAAATCCTGTTTTATCACCAAATAGAACAATTCCTTGACCTACCTGAGACATAACTGGATTAATTTCGTTACTGTATAACTGATCTCTTTGAGCCTTATTAGGATTAAAAGCAAGTTTTACAACGTTCTTAATTACACCTTTACGGAATCCTGCTGGACTTTCAAAAGGTTCAACTCTTGAAGCAAGTCCTGCGATATCNCCGTTAAGTGGAGTGTATCTATATACATCATTGTATCTGTCGTATCTGTATTTGTAACCAGAGTCAATTACTGAGTAAGAAGAACTAGGCAAAGAATTCCTAAATGCAATTACATTTGACAATTTCTGTTCTGTTTTGCTTTCGTCAACAACGTCTGATTTAGCAGGCGAGATAAACGCGATTGCGTCTTTTCTGTAATCTGCAATATTTGAAATAAGGTACGTAGCTACATTACCAGCATCGTCTGATTTACCACCTAATACGAATGAAACATCAATTTCATTTGAAGATTTGAATAAATCATAACCACCAGCAAGATCAGATAATGTTGCTAAACTTTCNGTTCTACCTGCGGTTCCTAATGCCAATGATTCGTATTCTGAAGTTTGAGCTTCAAAATGCGTTGTATTAGCAACTTTGACC